GGATGCTGTTCCCCGAGCTGAAAGTCACAGCGCTCAAGCACTACAAAGAGTGGGAGCCAGATGCGTTCATCGTGGAGAAGAAGGCGGCCGGAGCGCCGCTGATCCAAGAGTTGCGGGCCATGGGCATTGCGGTTGAAGAGTTCAGTCCCAGCCGCGGCAACGACAAGATCGTGCGTATGAATGCGGTTGCGGATTTGTTCAGTTCGGGTAAAGTCTGGGCACCGGATACGCGCTGGGCGAGGGAAGTGATCGAAGAAGTCGCGGCTTTTCCTGTCGGAGAGCATGACGACTACGTAGACACGACCACCCAAGCACTGCTTCGATTCAGGCAAGGCGGCTTCATCACGCTTGACTCAGACGAGAAAGATGACCGCATCTACACCCGCCGCAGGGCGGCGTACTATTGAAAGATTGACACATGGCCACGAACATTGACAAAGCCCTTTTCCAACAGCCTGCAAGCATGGAAGAGCTAGCGCAAGACGAAGAAGCGATCGAGATTGAGATCGTTGACCCAGAGGCGGTGCGCATCGGCGTCGGCGCTATGGAGATCGACATCGTTCCGTCCGAGGACGGCGAAGACTTCAACGCCAACTTGGCCGATGAAATGGACGAGCGGGAGCTGACCAAGCTGGCAGGAGAGTTGGTTGGGGACATTGAGAACGACAAAGGCAGCCGCAAGGAGTGGGAGAAAGCCTACACCCAAGGCCTGAAGCTGCTTGGCTTGCAGTACGAAGAGCGCACAGAGCCATGGGACGGCGCATCGGGCGTGTTTCACCCCATGATTACCGAGGCCGTTGTAAGGTTTCAGTCAGAAGCCATCACAGAAATGTTCCCCGCGCAAGGGCCAGTGCGCACCAAAATCATCGGCAAAGAAACCTCGCAGAAGAAAGAAGCAGCTCGCAGGGTCGAAGATGACCTGAACTACGAGCTGACGGACGTGATGAAAGAGTTCCGTCCCGAGCAAGAGCGGATGCTGTGGTCCCTCCCGGCCACCGGTTCGGCGTTCAAGAAGGTCTACTTTGACCCCAACTTGGGCCGTCAGGTCTCTGTGTTTGTGCCCGCTGAAGACATCTTGCTGCCCTACGGCACTACGGACTTGGACACTTGCTACCGCTTGACGCACGTCATGCGCAAGACCAAGAACGAGATTTTGAAACTCCAGCAGGCTGGGTTCTACCGCGACATCGACCTGCCAGACCCGATGAAGGCCTCCGCCGACGACATCCGGCAAGCCAAAGACAAGGAGACAGGTTTCAACGACCTGAACGACGACCGCTACACCTTGTACGAAACTCACGCCGATCTGGACCTGCCCGGCTTTGAGGACGAAGAGGACGGCGAACCCACAGGTATTGCACGGCCCTACGTCGTTACCCTAATAAAAGGCAGCAACGACATCTTGGCCGTGCGCCGCAATTGGCGAGAAGAAGACGAGTTGCGCACCAAGCGCCAGCACTTTGTCCACTACCAGTACATCCCCGGCTTCGGTGCGTATGGCTTCGGTCTGTTCCACCTGATCGGCGGTTTTGCCAAGTCGGCCACAAGCATCATGCGCCAGTTGGTTGACGCAGGTACCTTGAGCAACCTGCCCGGCGGTTTGAAGTCGCGTGGACTGCGGATCAAGGGCGACGACACGCCGATCGCTCCGGGTGAGTTCCGTGACGTGGACATCGGCTCGGGCGCGCTGCGTGACAACATCTTACCGCTGCCTTACAAAGAACCGTCCAGCGTCCTGTTCCAGTTGCTGGGCACGATCGTGGAAGAAGGTCGCAGGTTTGCAGCCACGGCCGACAGCAAGATTTCGGACATGTCCGGCCAAGCCCCCGTGGGCACAACACTGGCTTTGCTCGAGCGCCAGCTCAAAGTGATGAGCGCTGTGCAGGCTCGCTTGCACTACAGCCTCAAGCAAGAGCTGAAGCTGCTGGTCGGCATCATTGAGGACTACGCTGATCCAGACTACGACTACGACCCAGAAAAGGGCAGTCGCAAAGCCCGCAAGGAAGACTACTCGCAGGTTGACATCATCCCGGTCAGTGACCCCAACGCGGCCACCATGTCGCAGCGTGTGGTGCAGTACCAAGCGGTCATTCAGATGGCGCAGATGGCTCCTGACATCTACGACTTGCCGCAGCTGCACCGCAGGATGCTGGAGGTCTTGGGCGTTAAAAACGCAGAAAAGCTGGTGCCCCTGCCGGACGACCAGCGGCCGCAAGACCCTGTTACCGAGAACCAGAGTGCACTCAAGGGCGAGCCGCTCAAAGCGTTCCAGCACCAAGATCACCAGTCACACATTCAGGTGCACATGGCAGCCATGCAAGACCCGATCATCATGCAGCTGATCGGCCAGAACCCCAAAGCGCCAATGATTCAGGCAGCCATGACGGCGCACATTGCCGAGCACGTTGGCTTTGGCTATCGCCAAAAGATCGAGCAGCAGCTGGGCATGCCCCTGCCACCCGAAGGCGAGAAGCTGCCACCGGAGATCGAGATCGCTCTGTCTGGAATGATGGCCCAAGCCGCTCAGCAACTGCTGCAACAAAACCAAGCGCAAGCCGCACAGCAGCAAGCCAAGCAGCAACAGCAAGACCCCGTTGTGCAAATGCAGCAGCAAGAGCTGGCGATCAAGCAAGGCGAGCTGACGCTCAAAGAGAAGAAGTTGCAGATTGACGCATCGACCAAGGCCGACGAGCTGGAGCTGAAAAAGCAGGCGCTGGAAGGCAAGATGGAGCTGGACGGCTTCAAGGCAGGTCAACAAGCCCAACAAGCTGAAAAGCGGTTGCAGGCTGAGCAAGAACGTGAAGGTGTCCGTATAGGCATCGACATCGCAAAGAGCCGCCAGCAAATGGCAAATCCTAAACCAACCAAGGGTAAAGTTTAAACAAAATGATTACTGAATTCGCACGCGTATTGCGCGAACAAATACGCACCGACATGAACAACTACGCCGATGACTTGGCTGGTGGGGCGTGTCGCTCATTTGACGAGTACCAAAAACTCTGCGGCCTAATTCAAGGTCTGGCGGTTGCAGAGCGTTATGTAATTGACCTTGCAAAGAAAGTTGAGCAATCAGATGAGTGAACTAATTTTGCCACCGGGCATCAGTCTGCCAAAACACATCCAGCCACTCGCGTCTCCAGAGGCCGAAGCTGACAACGAAACCAAGGCTTCTTCACTGCCTGTACCAACGGGGTACAAAGTGCTGTGCATCGTGCCAGAAGTCGATGAGAAGATTGCAGGCACGTCCCTCGACCTCGTTCGAGATGCCGCCACACTGCGTCAAGAAGAGCACGCCACCACGGTGCTGTTTGTGATGCGAGTGGGACCAGATGCGTACAAAGACACCACCAAGTTTCCGTCAGGTGCATGGTGCAAGGAAGGTGACTTTGTGCTCGTGCGTACCTATACAGGTACGCGTTTCAAGGTGTTTGGTAAAGAGTTCAGGATTCTGAACGACGACCAAATTGAGTGTGTTGTGCAAGACCCTCGCGGATATACCCGCGCATAAGGAAAAACCATGGCTGGATATAAATTCCCAGACGAACAGGATTCCAGTGCCAATCAGGAAACTGACTTGGACATTGAAATTACTGGCGCTGATTCTGACGATGTTGAAATTGAAATCGTTGATGACACCCCGGAAAAGGATCGCGGCCGAAAACCGCTGGACCGGGAAGTCGCTGACCCCACAGACGACGAGATCGAGAGCTACTCTGATGGCGTGAAGAAACGCATCAAAGAGCTGACGCATGCCCGTCACGACGAGCGTCGGGCCAAGGAGTCCCTTCTGCGCGAGAAGCAGGAACTCGAACGCCTTGCACAGCACATGGTGGCAGAAAACAACCGCCTCAAACAGTACGTCAACAACGGCACCGAGCAGTACGCAGCGTCACAGCTGTCACTGGCCGAGACCGAAGTGGAAAAAGCCAAGCGCCAACTCAAGGAAGCGACAGAGGCTTTTGACACAGACGGAGTCATTGCGGCACAAGATGCCCTGATGGATGCCAAGATAAAGATGCAGGCTGTAAGAAATTTCAAGCCAACCCCTTTACAGGTTGAGGAAACTGATGTACAAACTCAACAAACGCAAGTACCACGTCAAGAACTGGACGATAAGACTGTCCGCTGGCAGGCAAAAAACCAGTGGTTCGGTTCTCCGGGGTACGAGGAAGTTACCAGCTTCGCACTAGGGCTGCACCAAAAGCTAGTCAATTCGGGGGTTGACCCTCGCTCTGATGATTATTTCGAGCGCATTGATGCTCGCATGAAGTCTACGTTCCCCGAAGTTTTCGGTGGGGCTGACGACAAGCCAAGGTCCGGGGGGACTTCGGTTAGAAAACCCGCTTCTGTTGTGGCTCCGGCCTCTCGTTCAACGGGAAAACGGCGAGTTGAGTTATCGCCAACGCAAGCAGCGCTGGTTAAAAAATTCAAACTCGATCCACAAAAGTATGCAATGGAAGTTTTAAAACTGGAGAACCAAAATGGCTGAAAACCGCGCACCTCGTGAACTTGTTTCACGCGAAAAAAACACCCGGGCTGTATACGTACCGCCTACAAACTTGCCTGATCCGACACCTGAGCCG